AACCCAGCAGTTGCATTTACAGATACAGTAGATGTAATAGAACCTGAAGTGTTAGATGATGTTGTGCCTTGCCCTGCTTGCCATTGCCATCCTACATAACTTTGACCATTTGTATTTATATTTCCTGTAGACGTTGCAGTAAAACCGTTACTATTAAAACCATTTCCTGCCCCTGTATCTTCTACGTTAGTCAAATTAGAATATAATATATTTGAGCTTCCTCTTACGGAGTCAAATAATACATGAGACTCTGTATTACTTCTAGATTTTGACCATACTAAATCAGGCTTGAACGCACCAGCATTTACTACATTATTAGTACCGCCATTACCTGTATATAGCGTTGCATCCATCACAGTATTACCTTTTTTGATAGTGCTATCAGGTAGGTTAAATGTGTTTAGTGCTTTGTATCCACTAGGAGGTGTGTATGAGAATGGTCTTTGTCCGAAGTTTATAGCTAATGCAGCATTGTTCTGACCGACAACACATGGAACTGCTGTGCCTGTAATACCACTAAATGCTTGACCTTGACTTGTATTGTTTTTGTAGAATGTAATTGTTCCTGCATCCATGTCCAAAGCAACGCCAATAACATCATTGGTTGTAAATGATGAACCATAAGCAGTTAATGAGCCATTATTAAATTTTTGACCATTAGATAAATACATATAACCGCTTGCAGTACCACCTGATTGGTCTGTTGGTAAAGCATTTAAGTTTGTGTCTATACCAAGACCAGGATAATAAGTATTAATTGAGCCTGTTGTTATAGTAGTTTCCCAATACCATTTACCACTAGACACTCCCATTGTTGCAAATGCTGTTTTTGAACCTGCTGTATTTGGCATTAAAACACTTAGGTTAGCATTTGATAATGTTGTTGTATTTCCACCAGTAGTAGAAATAGCATTAAGTGGATTCATTACACAGTAATTAGCCACAGTCGCACTTGTTAGCGTAGGACTGTCTATCATAGCATCATAGGTGCTCCCTGCGGTCACCGATATGTTATTGGTAGTCCAGTAGTTAGCATTACCACTAAAGTCTTTACCTAGACCTGCATTAGAACCTGATGTAGTAGCTATGTCAGAGAATTTAAGGTAGAAGCCATTAGTGCCATAAGTGCCTGTGTATGCTTTAGGTTTCCATGAGCCTGTAGTTGTATCTGTTTCACCAAAGTCTGAAGGTGTTTTAACTTGTCCGTCAATAAAGTTTACTTCAGCCATGTAGCCATCAAAGTAGTCAAAGCCTGACCAACCTGCACCTATAGAATTGTTAGCGTTTGCACTTGTTAATTGTGAGTTGGCATTTTGTGCTGGATAGTTTGCAGTTCCAAATGCAGTTACTTGCGTTCCATTCACATACATTTTAACTCTATTGGAAGCAGTTGCTTGAGTAGTGTCTATTGCAATAACAATGTGATACCAAGCTGAAGGGTCTCTAAATACTTGTGTAGTTATTAATGCGTTATTTGCAGCACCACCAAATTCAACTCTTAAAGTGTCATTATTAAAGTTAATTTCTGTAGAGTTAGCTGCACTTCCATCATATCCACCCATTAATCTATAAGTTGTTGAGCTACTTAAAAGACCTCTTTTTACCCAAGCAGATAATGTTTGAATTTTATAATTAGTAGCATAACCAAATGTTCTTGATAAATAAGCAGATGCACTAGCTCTAAAGCGAAGTGAGTTATTTATGTCATAACCACCACTAGAGATAGCATTACTATTATTTAAAATAGCCATTTAAGCCATTGCTCCACCAGTAGTTACATAAACATTAGTGCCATCTGTAAAGTATGATAATAGATATGTTCCTGCTGTTGATACTGTAGTTAAGAATGATGTGTTTACTTTAGTAGTAGCTGCTGCTGTTACTGCGTAGCCACCTGTGTTGACTAATAATACATAGCCACTTTGACCTGCTGTAATGTTAGTAAATGTAAGAGCAAATGTAGCTGTAGGTGTGCATAAGAAGTTATTAGTAACTGTCATGCTAAAAGAACCATCATTGTCTGTAGTAACTGTGCCACGTTGTGATGCTGTCCATGTTGATGCTGTTCCTATAGCTGCGTAATCTGTTCCTGCTGTAGCGTTTGCTAAAGCACCACCAGAGTTAGCTTTAAGAATAGCTGTGCCTGAAGGTGGAGCTAATACGTCTGTACCAATAGTAAGACCTAAAGATGCTCTAGCTGAAGATGCTGTAGTTGAACCTGTACCGCCTGCTGTAACAGGGATAGAGTCACCACTAACACCGGACTGTAAGTCTTTTACTTGTGCCATAAGCGTTCTAATAGCATTGTTAATACCTGAAGGTGCGCAACCCTCATCAATATTAATACCTGCAATATCTGTGTTTAAATTAGCACCAGCACTTGTAGAGTCGTACTGGCTTATCTTGGTCTTTGGCATAATTTTCCTTTATCTTGGCGTAACGCTTAATGTTGTGTATGGGTATGTTGCACCCAAATCATTTGTTTTAATGTTTGCAATAGCTCTGTCATACAATGCTGACCATGTTTGAATACGTGCATCATTAAGTAAATATGGTTCTGCTTCTGCTAGTGTTGCGTATAGTAAAGCATCTGGATAGTTGGCTAGATAGATGTTACTTGCTGTTGTTGTAGAGATAAATGTAGGTTGTGCATAGTACAATAAACTAAGTGTCATTGTAGAGTCAGGTGCAGGTGCAAATTGGAAGTTTGAACCAATCATTGTAAAGTAATGTGGCATACCTGATAATGTGGTTTGACCATCTCTAAAGAATAAGTCAGGTGACTGATACTCTAATCTAATAACAGGGTTACCTTGTATATGTATTTCTCTAACTTCTAATATGTCGCTAGGAAATGCTACTGTGCCTGATGATAAAGATAGCGTAGTAGAACTTAACATCTTTTGTGTGCGTAAATCCCTAGTCATTCTGTATTGAGCCATTTGAATGAAGTCAGGTATCTGTGATGATAAGTCTGTTCGTGCTAAATAGTTTTCTACTACTGTCACGAAACTAGTATAATTTGTGAACGCCATGTTTATCCTTTTTTAACAAAGAAGATACAACCATTGGTTATACCTACTTGTTTAATTATCTTGAATCTTAGTTTAATTTTGTCTTCCCACCATGATAGTGGTTCTTGAATCAGATGTGCATTACGACCATCTGGTAAAGTTTTAGCTGCTGGACCTGTATGTATTGTAAATAGTCCAAATTTCATAGTGACACGTTGTAAATCATTTAATACATTATCCAATAATTCAGGTTCTATATGCTCTAGAACGTCAATACAAGCCACGAACTCTGTTGGTTCAGGGGTAGATGACCATAATTCATTACTTGGCTCATACGGAGTGTATTTTACATCTACTGTAATAGCGTCTTTTAGTCTACATTTACCAGCACCGTAGTCTAATAGGTATTTTATTTTGTGTTCTCTGACAATTAAGTCTATAAGTGGTGCATAAGTTACACTTGCTACACCATAATTGATGTCTTCATGCAGTTTAGACTGCATTTCTCTGTATTCGTTAGAGATTAAGTTGCTCAATGACTTCTTTCCATGTTCTATCGTCTTGGTAAATGAGTCTCATGTGTCTATACCATGGCATACTTGGTTGAGCATATCGCCATTGGTGATATTTAGGTACTAAGCACCATGTTTTAACGCCCATAGCAGCACTACAATGTAAAGCTGTAGTGTTTACCCCTAAAACCATGTCACAAGCTGCTATAAGAGCTGCTGTGTCATCATAATCTTTTGCGTCAGTCGCTAATTCAAAGTATTTAACACCTTCAATTTTGCGTTCTACGCTATAGTCAAGACTGACTAACTGTATATCTTTACGTCTTAATAGTGATGCAATATCTTCTTCTGTAAGTTCACGACCTTTAGCGTTTGTTCTAAACGTTCCACCTTTAGTCGTAATACCTATAACTGTCTTACCCCATGTCTTAAACATGGACTTCCACATTTCAACTTTATCAGGGTCAGCCTTTAGAAAAGGAGTCCCAGGAAAAGACTTGCTCGTTGGTCTGAAAAACTGGGGTAAACCACCAATAGCACATCTTGCATCAATTGTAATGTCATTTGTCCACTCCACTTCTTTTGCTCTACGAGTGCCATGCACTTCTGCGTTAGGGAAGCTACGTTTAAATAATGTTTCTAATCTTTC